TTCTTAAAACTTGGAGACGCAAACTCTAAATTAGCTAAAAAGCTTGGTGGGCCTGTTCAGGGATTACCTCAGCTTGTTGAAGCTATGAAGAAGTTAAAAGAAGAGGGTTTCTCTGCAACAGAAGCTGTGGACTTACTTGATAAGCGTTCAGCACCTGCATTTCTTGCTTTAATTAAAAATATTGAGGGATTAGAAAGTGGTGTTGATATTTTAAATATGACCGAGGGTGCTGTTAATAGAATGGCAGCCATAAGACTTGATACTTTACAGGGTGATTTCACCATATTAAAATCTGCTGCTGAGGGTCTTAGTATTGCCCTTGGAGACCAGTTTGATATAAGTTTAAGAAATATTGTTTACTCACTAACTAATTTTATACAAAAAGTAACAGAAAGTGAAACAGCACTAAAAGCTATACAAAGAACGGTTCAATTCCTTGCGGCGGCTATTATTGGTTTAACAGCAAGATTTGCGGCAATGGGTCTTTCTGCTGTGGTAAACGGTATTAGAAGCATAGGTACAGCTATGGTGGCTATGACAAGAGCAACTATAGGTGCAACAGCATCTACAAAAGCCTTAAAAGCTGCTTTTGCCTCAACACCATGGGGTATTGTTATACAGGCTGTAACAACCCTTGCTGCGAGCTTCTTGCTGATGGGTGATGAGATGGAGGCTGCTGAAATGAAGCAAAGGAGGCTTACTGATGCTATGAATGAGTCTATAGACGGTGTTCTTGATTTAAACGACTCAACAAAAGAAAGAGCAGATGGTATAAGACAGCTTGTCAATGACTTCCCTGAGCTACTTAAATTTTTAGACTTAGAGCTTGCTACAAACGCACAGCTTGGTGAATTGAAAAAGCTTTTGGCGAAAGAGGACTTGATTGATATGCAGCAAAAAATCGAGGACAATAACAAGAAGATTGATATGGCTCAGGCTGAGGTTGACGCTTCTGATGCTACTCTTAAAAAGCTAAGAGAAAATTACAAAAAAATAAGAGATGAGCAGGGGGAAAATAGCGATGCAGCAATAGCGGCTATAAGTAAAGTAACACGAGCAGAGGATAGAAGAAACTTCCTAAGAGATAGAGAAATTCCAAGGTTAAAAAATAGAAACAAACAACTTCTCAAAGAAACAGAAGATTATGTAAAACAACTAAAGACGGCTCAAAATCTTTTAATTGAAGATGGTGAAACATATAGGATGGAGCTTAGGGTTCAGTATCTTGCAGAGCTTAACGCTTTTAGAGAGATGTCTGAGGGTCAAAAAGAAGAGGAGCTTGAAAGAAATAAGGATAGACTTGCTTATGTTACTGCCGCTGTAGAGTACAACGATATAATTGGTGAGAGCATGGAGAAGTTTGGGAAAATCACACCTCAAGTTCAAAAAGAGGTTGATTTATTCCTGGAGGGTAGTGGTTTTAAAGATAGAATTTTAAATGATGCTACAAGTGCTCAGAAACTTAATGTAGAGCTTTCTGAGTTAAGAAAGTTTATATCTAACCTTGAAAGTTCTTTTGTTAGAACAGGTAATGCTGCTGATGACTTTGGAAGTAAGGCAGGTTTTGCTTTAAATAAAACTAAAGACCAATATAAGAAGCTTTCTAAGCTTTTAGATGACCTTGTGGACAATCAGTTCGAGGCAGCTATAAAACAGTCTGAAAACCAAAGAGACGCATCTCTAAAGGCTAATGAGGAGCAGATAGCTCTTATGAAAACCAATATAACAAATATCGAAAAGCTACAGGCCGATGGCAGTAAAGAAGAGCTTGCCGCTTTAATTAAAGCAAACAAAAGTAAGTTCAACGCTATTAAAAACCTAACTATTGAGGAATATAATGATGCGACAGATGCGGAGAACGGCCATAAAGATAAAATGCTTGAGATATTGCAGTCTATGCTTGACGAGGAAGATGCAAAGCTTCAAACAGCTTTCGCTTATCAAGCACAGATTTATTCTTCTCACGCAGCCAATCTTGAAAGAATACAAAATGAAAGAGACCTTAGTGTTGCTGAGGATGTAGCTGCCGCAGGAGAGCAAGAGGCAAGAGCACTTGAGAGAAATGAGCTTAACTTCTTTAAGGCTATGAGGTTGAGAAGAAAAACAAGAGAAGATTTAGCTGCGGCAGAAATAGATAATGTAGATGCTGAATACGATAGACAACTAACCAATCTACAGGATTTTTATGGAGAAGATTATGAAAATAATGAAGAATACCTTAGACAAAAAGAGGAGCTTTATAGACAATCTACTACTAAAATAAATGAAATAAATCAAAATGCTCTTGACTCTAATGTTCAAGACCAAATAGACTCTATCCAAAAGATTGGCGAATATTATAGTATGGCTTTCGATGCGTTTAGCACACTCTTCACAAACAGAATGGCACTTCAAAAACAACAGACCACTGAATTTTATGATGCTGAAGCTGCTGACATAGATACTTCTATGCAAAGAGAACTTGATGCGGTTGAGGGTAATGCTCAGGCTCAAGAGGATATTAGAGAGAGATATGCTTTAATACAAGAGGCTAACGAAGAGAAGAAACAAGCCGAGCTTAGAGCAATTAAGAAAAAGGAGTTCCAAGTTCAGAAAGTGAACGATATAATTATGGCAACAATAAACGGTGCTGTAGCTATCACAAAGGTTGCTGGGCAAACTGGTATTGCAGCTATTGCTGCTGCACCTCTTATGTCTGCACTCGTTGCCGCACAGATTGCCGCTATTGCTGCACAAAAGTTTGTTGGAGCTAAGGGTGGTATTATACCTAATAATGAAATGTTCGCAAGAGGCGGAATGGTTGTAGGGCCAAGCCACGCAGATGGCGGAGTTAAGTTTGCTGTAGGCGGTAGAGTTGCTGAATTAGAGGGTGGAGAAGCTGTGATTAACAAAAGGTCAACATCTATGTTTAGAAGCCAGCTATCAGATATGAATGTAGCTGGTGGTGGTGTAGCTTTTGCTAATGGTGGTATAATGCCAGGAACTTCAAATGCTCTTCAAGCATCAAGTGTAAATAATACTCAGATACAATTTGATGATTTAGCAAGTAATATTATATCAGGTATAAATAGTAAAGAAGTTGTCGTTACAGAGGCATCTATTACTACGAGTCAAGAAAATGTAAGTGTAACTGAATTAACTTCTAATATATTTTAAATATTTTTTGTATATTTGTTGTATGAAAGATATAATGAAAATATTTTGGAGCTATATTATTGGAGACGGAGTAGAAACAGCGACAGACGAATTATTTGAGGCAAGAATGACTATATGTAGGTCAAACACCTGTAAGTCCTATCAAAAACCCTTTAAAATAAAAGCACTCGAAAGATGTGGTTCTTGTGGATGTTTCTTAAATGCAAAAGCAAGAATTGACGAATCTTTTATAGAGTGTCCTAAAAAATTATGGTAAGATGGCTAATAAAAGGCAGGTAGTTTTCGAGTTTAGAGATGTTCTATACGATATACTTGTTCCAAGATTCGGAGAAGAGTTTGCACTAAAAGATGTTATACATCAGTTAGCGTATATGGGTTTGATACCCCCAAAGACTTTGAGGAACTATATGATGATACACGACTTTGATAAATTTATCGTTGATAATAAAGGTCATGTAGGAAACACTTTTATTGATATATCTGTTAAGTATGATATATCAGAAAAGCAGGCTAAGAATATAGTTTACAAGCAGAGAAAGAAGTTTAAACCTAACTCAAATATTTTATAAGACCTGACTTACCTGAAACAAAGGTAATGCTTGGCTCTTCGGCCCAGGTTTTTTTTCCGTAAACTGTGTGAACATGAGAGTCCTCTTTAAATATTGCATCCATAACACCTTTAATTAGGTTGTCAATGTCAGGTTTTTGCTTATGACTTTTCCCTTTGTATTCTGCTTTTTTCTTCTTGCTCCAAGACTTAGGCATCTGTATATAAAACTCTACAAAAAGTTCATCGTCTATCTCAAAGTCAACTTCTTTAAGTTTTTCTTTTAGCTCGTCTTTGAAAGCCCAATAATTAAGTACACAAGGTCTTTTCTTCCAAGTGTCAGCTCTTGTCATCCTGGGCTTCGGAACTGCTTTTATCTTTAGATTTATCATTTTCCTTAGTCATTATATCAATACCCTGCATGATTGCTCTTGCAACAATATCTTTGGTTACAACCTTTTTACATTTAGCACACTTCAAGTGCTTTTTAGTTCTGTAATACTTTCTTTTACAACAAGAGGTTAGAGTAATATCATCATCTTTAATAAGATGTTTTTCAAACTCTTCTCTATCGAACTCTTTATTTTTATTTATTTTCATTCTCTATTTCTTTTTGAAGATTAGCTAAAGCCCTCCAAGCAACCTTTGCAGAGTGCCTAACACCATCAGAATCCATTTTGCCTGCATCTATAAGGTGTCTTGCGAGTGCATCTAACTCATCTCCGCTTTTACTTCTATCCCAAGCCAAAGGTAAGTCAGGATTATGCTGCTGTTGACCTATAAAGCTACATTTTGCAACTTCTAAAATTGCATCAGGAAAGTATTTAATTACGCCTGTAAAAACTGGTTTCTCTTTTCTCTCTTGTGCTTCTGACTTATCTTCTGTAGATGTAGAAGTCCAACCGTTTCTATCTTTTTCGTAAAAATACTTACTGTGCTTTGTCATAGTTTTCTATACTTATATTATCTTCAAAATCAAATGTTCTATTAAGAAGCTCTATCTTCTCCATACACTTCTTCATACTGTTGTGTATAGCTTGCTGACTTCTTATTCTTTGTGCAAGGCTTTCTACATATCTACCAAGCTCCTCAAGACTATCTGTTACATAATAACCCTTACTGTTACAGCATAATCCAACTATAAGTTGCTCTACTCTGATGTGGTGTATTACCTTTCTTAATCTTGGTTCGCTTATTTTATATCCAGCAGATTTTAGCTTTTCACAAATAGATTTATTTGTAATAGCGTTCTCCTTACCTTTCTTATTGCTTAGTCCTTTTACAACTATTGGCACGAGTGTGTTAAGCTCGTATTCTGTTAGTTCGTATGTTATATCTTCAAATAGTGTTATCATTTCTTCTTTCCTGTTGGTTGTTTTATTATTTCAAGGTCGTATGTTTCATCATAGACTACCCCAACAACTCTCCACTCTCCTGACTCTTCAATTTCGTCTATCTTATCTTTTAAATCAGATTTGATAAATACACCTCCGTTAGCGTTTCCTTTTGCCTCAAGGTCAATAAAAGCCCTGATTTTCTCTGCTCCTTTTAAGTTTTCGTTCATCTTCTTTTTTTTACAATTATACAATTTTTTATTTAGATAGACAACTGTTCAGCCTCTTTAGCGTAGCTCTCGTTGTCAGGGTGCTCTTGTAATTCATAGTATCTACCGTTCTGTAGGTTGTATTTAAAACAAGCCTCTCCAAGCTCTCCAATGTGTCTAAATTTAACTTTCTGCACATAAACATGAGTACACTCTGTTTCAAAGTTTCTGTAAACCGTTATACCGTTGTCAACTTGATTATAAAAGTTTGCTGAACCTGCAATATCATATAATGTTGGCACATCATATAATCCATTGTCTTTCTTTTGCATCTTTCTTGGGTGTGCGACTAAGAATATATGTATATCATATTTCTGCTTAAATATCGTAAGTTTAGTTAAGAAATCATTGATATATTGTGTCTCGCTTTGGCCTCCTATGTTTGCGTGTATTTTGTTGTATGGGTCTATAATCAAACCTTTGATGCCATGCCTCTTTACAAGGCCAGCAGCGGCCTCTAATATCGCATCTATAGTAAATACATCACCATCAGGTCTAATCCAGTTAAAACGGCTTGAAATGAATTTTTTAGCAAAGCTTAAATCGCTTTTAGTCATTCTTTCGTACTTACTTACCTTTCTAAATGTTTTACCAATAAACTTTTCAGCAAGAACAGAGAAGTGTAGTTGTAGCGGATAGTGTTCAGGAGAAAATATACCAAACTTCCAGTCGCTATTAGAAGCAAGTTTCATACACATATATTCAAGCCAATTACTCTTACCATGTGTAGGAACTCCAGTGATAACCGTTAGCTGTGAGGTTGCAAAAGAAAAAAGCCTATCAAAGTTAATGTGGCCTGTAGTATCACCTCTGTTTAATCCGTTTGAATATAAATCATCAATATCAAGGCTTATACTATCAACCCCAATAACACCCTCAAGTGGGTATGCTTTGGCTCTATCTATAGTCTCTTTTAAACTCTTGTTTTTCTCTAAATACTCATTTGCATCTTTATGCTCTCCAAAATCAACCCTATAACAAATATCTCTACCAATTCTTCTTGAAAGCTCTTCGGCAAGTTTACGACCAGGCTCATCATTATCTGTTGCTACATATACCTTTTTTAAATCATCAGGGAAATCATTTAGATATTCCATTTTCATATTAGAAGCTCCGTTAGGAACAGATACACAGTTTTTATATCCTGCCTCATAATATGCAAGCTTATCCATTTCGCCCTCTACAATAATAACCTCATCGTAACCCTTTATATCATCAATACCATATAAAATCTTTTCAGCATCCTTTACAAGCTTAAAATTCTTTCTTGCATCTCTATACTTGATATTGATTAACTCATTATCTCTATAATAGTTAAACTGTAAAGTAAATGTTTCTCTTCCTAACTGCGGCATATACTCAAAGCCCTCTGAAACCCTACAAGAGATAAGAGTGCTTTCAGAGATGCCCCTTAATTTAAAAAAGTTTATTACATCGTCTGTATAGTTAGAGTATTTAGGTTGTTTTGTTGGTCTTATGTATTTTATCTCTTGCATATAGTTGTTTTGTTTAAGCGTTCCTTTCCATCCACAGTTGTGGCAATTCCAAATACCCTCATCTATATTAACAGATAAACATGGGTCTGACTTCTTCTTTCTGTCGTGTGAGCATTTAGGACACTTCGTTTTTACTTGACCCCTGCTCTTGTTTACGATTATGCCAAAATCACTAAACATCATAATATCATTCCTTTTAAGTTTCCGCTACTAATACCACCGTTCTTTATAATATATTCATCATTATAACACTCTTGGTTAAGCCAGGTTGTTGCGTGCTTTCTATAAGTCTTATCAGGAGTTGATTGAACATACTTCGGTACAACCTCTACACATTTTTTACAGTCTGCCATAGATAGTTTTAAAAACTTCTGTTTAGCTATCTTTTTAGAAACTGGCTTGTCGTATATTTTCCAAAAAATATCAAAGAGCTCCTCTTT